ACTTTGTGTTTTGCAGTTGCTGTAAGCGAGACGGTCGAAGCGAAGTTTTTCGCATTGTTTCGGACAGTATCCAAGAACCGCCCTTCATCGGATCCATTGATGACATAAACATCTGCTCCCAGTTCGTTACAAAGTGCCTTTGCTACTGTAGTCTTACCAATACCAGGAGGTCCCGCAAGTAGCATATTCGGGATCTCACCTTTATCTAGGAAACTTTGGAAGGTTTTCTTAGTTGCCTCCGGAAGGATGCATTCTTCAATAGTTTGAGGTCGATATTTTTCAACCCAAATAAAATCACTCATAATCAAATCCAATCAGGTTTACGATCAGGAATACGAAGGTAATTATCGCACACCCAAGGTTTAGATGCAATGTACATCTTATACTTCGTATAGATATCAACAGTATCATCATACTTGAACTCATCAGGTCCAGCAAATACAAAAGGTGTTGGTCCTTTACCACTGCGACCTTGTGGATCTGCACATGGAAGAATTTCATTTGCTGCCTGAAGAGTGTTGAAGCAAGTATGCGGTTTGCCGTACCTTAGTGCATATTCATTACACAAAGCAAATCCATGAGCAAGTAACCACCTCCAGTTATTCACAAAAGAGTTTGCCCATATAGTACATGGATGATTACGAAAGGCACCCTTCTCAGTAGCATAAGGAGTACCATCTGCTCTAGGAAGAGTGCCAAATCCATGACCCCATTTATCAGAGCATACAATAGCAAGCATCTGACAAGTCTCTAGTGGCATCTTAACAATGTGTTTGTCAGGAAGAACCCTAGCAGACTTCAAAGGATCAGGATCAGTAACGAATATGTTCATAACGAAAGTTGAATAATTTTGGATGCATCGATGACTGCAAAAAATGATTGTAGTCCGACAACATCCCAAGTCTTGATTGATACGGCAAATGGAATCATCATGCACCCACCAACCAATCTGAATGTACATCCAATTCTAACATCCAGATACAAAAGAAGGAAGTATCCAATCAACAAACTGGCACTTCCTATAATTCGCAAAGTATTTGCATTCATCCCAAAGGTCGAGTAAAAATTTCACTAACAATATCTTTTGCACCCATTGCCTCATACATGTAGGTAGCACCAGATCTAGGATTTGTATGCTCCCCACAAGTAAATACATCACAAACTGCCATATGATTTTCAGGCCATGTGTGAATTGAAATGTGAGACTCGGCAAGAAGTGCTACAGCAGTTACCCCACAAGGACTGAACTTGTGGGAAGAAATATCCAACAATGTGCTTTCGGACAATTGGGCAGCATTGGCAAGAACATTACGAATGTGTGCCTCATCATCCAAAAGTCCAAAAGGACAATTCTTTAGAGTAAAAAGTATATGTCTCATAATATAGATTTAGGTATAAACCAATAGGGCACAGATTGCCAGTACTTGCCAAGAAGATATGCCTGATAAAAATCTGTCACATCCTTCCAAGTATTACGATAATCTTTAGGATAAATCGTAATACTCATAATAGAAAACACAATCACATGAAAGAAGTTTCCAGCAGGATGATGACCTAATTGAAAACCCAATAATCGTGCTTCTTCATTAACACTAAACCCAAGATCAAAATGAATATGCAGTTGATCGTGAAGTTTAGTATCTTCTCCTATTCCAGGTATCCAATTTTCAAGGAATTGAATATAGGGATCTGGTTCCATTATCCAAAAGTAGAATCAGGTTCCAGGGCAATATAATAACTCAAATTATGTTGAGTGTTGGTGAATTTTGACAAAAGTTTAGATGATACCACCACCTCATATGCACCAGGAATAATCTTTATGTTTTCTACTTTAAAGTTGAAAGTAAATTCCTTATCAGTTTCTCCAACAATGAATTCATCTCCTGGAGAAGTATCATTCTTCTTGTCACGAACTGCCATCTTTACAACACCATTTTCACCAACAATAGAAATGTCAGGAACTTGATAAACTGCAGCAGCTTTCAAAACTCCAGAAAGAGTATTTGCATCTAGTTGAAAGCAAACATCTTGAGAAGGAAGTTGAATCTCTTTCTCAGGTGGTGCAATAATCACATTTGGATCTGCATAAAAATACTTTCCTCGACGCTTGTCACTATCACGATATGACAGATAGGATTCACTCTGAAAATCAAGATCTGGATTATTATAAGTACTAAGAATATTGAGAAGTTGATTCAGATCATAGATTGCAAAATCACGAGGAAACTCTTCTTGAATTTCTGCTTCCGCAAGAATGTTTTTTGCCACAGAAATAGTTCGGAGTTTGTTACCCTGCTTCACCAAAATAGAGTTGTTGATGCCAGCAAAATTCTTGAGAATAGCGACGACATTATCAGACAGTTTCATTGTTTTTTCTTTCAATTTCATTGGTTGTAGGTTTCACGTTGTGCATTCTTATCGTTGAAATGCATCAGAAGAACAGCATAGTGCAGAATCTTCATGATATCACGTCGTGCGGTGCCTTTCTTATCATAACGAGAGGCATATTTGAGGATGTTGCTACGGCAGAATGCTTCGCCGTCACCACAGGCTTCAATCAGATCAAGAGTCTGAATTTTGTCATCACCGGCAGAATAGTGTTGATTGTAAGTTCCGCGAACATACTCAAGAAGTTCTTTTAGAATCTCCTCTTCATTATACTTCCAAGGTGTTGATGGTTCAACATCAAATTTAATCAAATCATCATTCATAGTATCGTAAAGCATACTCCAGGAGTTTGTCATAATTATATCAAGAGAATGTTTGAACGTCAACTGTGTCTTGATTAGGCATTTGGAAATCAGCATCCACTTTATCATACAGTTCCAAGAATGCCTGTTTAGTTTCATCATCGAAACGATTCACACAAACTTGGATTGCCTTTGCCTTATCATCAAAGATGTTGAATGCTTTGACAATGTGAACCAAACGGCGAGTGCTGATGATTTCTTCAATACCACCATCATAAAAGGTCTTACGGATGATATCTGCCCAATCAGCAAGACGCTTACAGAATTTTTCATCCGCACAGAGTTTACTCAGAATGCGAGTTTCGGTAGCAACCGTAGGATATTCTTGTTCAAAGGTTACTGGAAAACGCTCAAGGAAGGCTTCGTTGAGCACGTTAGTTCCAATGAATCGTCCATCGTCTGAACCTTTACCTTTAGTGTTTGCGGTTGCGATGACATTGAAACCTGCAGTGGGTCGAACAAACTTTCCGATTTTTTTAAGAAAGACTCCATTTCCTTCAAGGATACTTTGGAGACAGAGAATTTTGTTAGAAGCGAGGTCGATTTCGTCAAGGAGCAAGATAGCTCCTCGTTCGAGTGCTTCAATGACTGGGCCATTGTGCCAGACGGTTGCACCATCAACAAGGCGGAAACCACCAATAAGATCATCTTCATCAGTTTCGATAGTAATGTTTACACGGATGAGTTCCCGATCCAACTGAGCACACGCTTGCTCAACCGAGAACGTTTTACCGTTGCCAGAGAGACCAGTAATGAACGTCGGATAGAATAGACGGGACTGAATAATTTTTTTAAGATCACTGAAGTTGCCAAACTTGACGAAGGAATCATCTTTCTGGGGAATAAGGTTTTGTTCAATAGCAGGCATAGCAGGAGGTGCCTGATAGGTTTGCTCAAGTTTCTCCTGAATAGTCAGGTTCCACTTACCACGTCCAACTTTGTAATCAGAAAGTTTGTTGGCAATGGTTTGATAGTTACAACCATTCATTGCACACCATGCTTTGATCTCGGCAGAAGTAATAGTCTCACCATACGTATCCTGGAGAGAATTGACAATGCCTTCTTTGGAGAGACCCATTAGTTGTTTTGTTTAACTGAAGTAATTATACAAGAAAAAAGGGGTCTTGCGACCCCTCAGTGGACAGTTCAAGAATCGGCCAAGTATTCTTCTAGTTCTTGAACCAGTTTTTTCCTAGAGTGTCTCCTATCCAGTTCGATACCAACGGTTCTACCATAAGCTTCGAGTTCCCTCTTAGTCATTTCACCAATTGATACATCACTCTCAAGGGCAACTTCTTCCAGATCATCTTCAGCAGCAGGCACTTCTACTACAGGTTCTTCTACTGCAGGTTCCACTACGGGTTCCACTACAGGTACTGGAGCAGGAGCAGGAGCTTCCTTTTTACCCCTCATTAAATCCCCAAATCTAGACATTTTTCATATTAGATATTCGATAAAAGTATTTATCAGGCAACAAGTTCAATAAACTCATTCAGAATTTTCTTGTTCATTTTCTTAGTGCGAAGACTTTTGACAAAGGCAGACTTGATTTGAGTTTTGGTAGCACCATCGTCAACATCAAACTCAGAGTCACTGGAAAGAACATTACCAGAAAGTCCAAAGTAAGAATGATAACCAGAAGTTTTGATGGAGAATGACCTTTGCTTCTTCCAATCCTTCATAATTTTATC